TCTTCGCGCTATTGGCGTCTCCGAACGTGTGGCACACATTCCAGATCGGACCATAGCAAGACGGGCAACCACCAACGCACCGACAAGGGCCGCCGCAAGGGCCGCCACGCTTGGCACCGCCGAGAGCAGTCGCCTGACCCTGTGAGGCTGACGTGTGCCATTGCACGATGACTTTGTAGTTGCAGCCATTGCCTTTTCCACAGCCCTTTCCATCGTCGGCCTTTTCGTTGGTTGCCCCGCCAGCGTTTCCGCCACCGGTCATGGTTGTTTCCAACCCGCCGCGCGCGGCTGACTGTGCGATCTCTTTCGCTTCGATCTCCGGGGGCTTCTCGTTGAAGTTGAGATAGTCGGAGAGTTCGCAAGTGATCGTCGGAGCAACGTCATCCAAGTCGCTCGGATGCAGGTCGCCAGAAGAGATGATCAACTGGTCGTCCTCGTGCTCCCCGCCTCGCAGCAAGTGCCCGATGGGAGGCGTGACTTCAAAGTTGTAGCCGCCGCCGCCGTGGGTGTCGCCCGGCAGGGGCCAGACTTGGAACTTGTTCTGCTGGCTTGGCCACGCCCAGAAGTACGGCTCGTTCTCGCCAGAGCGAATCGGAGTCCAGCACACGAGCGAGAGCTTGTACTCATCCGGGTTTACATTCATCTCTTCGATGATGCACTTGATCGGGGATGAGTTGAACTGAGCCACGTTGATTGTTACGGCGTCACCAACGTCCAGGTCCATGTGTTTCATGGGGAGATCGAAGCTGATCTTCTTCCACGAGTTGGCCTTGCGGATCAACCAGAACGTCCCGGTCTTCTCAACGCCAGAGAAGTAATTCAGGCATTGGTATCGCCAGTCGGCGTCAACCGTACCATACTTGTCCACGTTGTACTTGAGGACCAACTTCTGAACCGGATCCTCAGTGGTCTTAACCGCTGCTCCAGCTTTCTGCCACTCGATGTTGTGCGTGGTGTAGACATCCTCTGTCTCACTCAAGAACTCTTTGAACGTCCCGAACAGGATGTCGCTCTCGGTGAGCGTCCGCACACTGGTCGGCTCTTTCGCCAAGTATCTGAGGTAGATCACGTCGTTGCGCACGTAGGCAGCACACCGCGACTGATACGCGATGTCATTGATCATCTCGAACACGTCTGGTCGCTCGGTCGTGTAGAAGTTGGTCGGGTAGTTCGTCAAGTCGGACTTCACCGATGCGAAGCTGGTGGCGTCGATTGTCAGGTCGGTGTACTTGTTGACCAACCACTCGATGACATCTACCGGGTTCCCACCAACGGTGGACACGAACGACACATACAACTGATCCTGCCACCCCGCTGGCTCCTTGGTGTAAGGATCCAGGTACTTGGACAGTTCTTTGTTGAGCCCGATCTCCACGCACGTATAGCCCTGGTAGTAGGTCTGGTACGTGGTGTAGTAGCTGGTCGGCACCTCGGTCAAGTAGCTGATGCCGTTCGGAGCAGTCCTGTGGGCCGCCACGCCGGTAACGATACCTGGGATCAGGCTGACCATATAGAGCACTTCCGCTTCGGACTCCATATAGACTTCGCTCCCTGCGGGCGCCCAGAAGAATGTGCTCGCCTCCATCTCATCGTAATATGCCCACGAGTCTTTCGGCCCGCCCACCATGCCGGGAGTTGCAGTCAGAGCAGCGTCGCAACTAGCATACGCTTGCTGGGTAGTTTGGTTCGGCCAGAAGTGAGTTCCCGTTCCCGATGGAACCCACGTCGCGCTCGCCATTTGGCCAGCCGCACCGCCAAAGTTACCCATCTGCCAATAACCACCGGAGGATGTGCAGTTGGTTCCGCCGATCTGTGGTTTGCCTAAGAACACGCCGTAGCCCAAGTCTGGGACATTACGGCACGCTACGTGATTGAACGTGTCGTATTCAGGGTGCTTCTGCCAGATGACCGAGAAGGTGTTGCCAGAGAACGTGCCTCGGAATGTGGCACCCTCGATGTAGATCGTGACGGGCGTCCCTTGCGGAAAGCTCACGCCATTGTAGATCGACAACGTCTTCTTCTCGTATGCCAGTTGCTGGTAGAGCAGATCCTTCAGTTTGCAGATCTCTGCAAAGCGGCGGTTAACGCATTCAATGTCCGGACCCATAGTACCAAATCCGTTATTGGTTCCGAACCCGTCCTGCCCATTTGTCGTCCAGTAGTTGTTGGCTTGACGTAGAATGGCAGGTTGGGATCCCGTTGGCTGGCTTGGACACTGAATCTTGACCGCCTGACAGATGCGGGGCTCCAACGTGAAGTCGTGGATGCCGACCCCGCTCATCAAATAACCTCGCCGTGGCGCCCGCACTTTGACGGCAGGGAGGTGGCAAACCTCCCCAAATACGAGCGGCCACGGCTTCCCCAGCGCCTCATCTGGGATGTTCGGGAAGTCGCCCTCTTCCATCGAGAAGCCGATTTGCTTCTCTTTGAGCTTGGAGAGAACGTTGAAAGATACGGCACGTTGGGACTCATCCCACTCGATAGGCGTGACAAGCTCGCCCTTGAAGACGAGGATCTTGTCGGTGGCGAGACTCACCGTGTCTGATTTGTGCAAGAGCCAGACGCTTGCCGGGCGCTTGTGGACATCGTAGTTTTCATAGATGGTCCGAATGTGACCGTCGATGTCGTCGATGACTACGTCCAGTTGCTGAGAGTCTCCGGACCCCTCTAACTGCATGGAGCCATCGAACCCGCCCATCGACAAGATGGTGGGCTTGCATCCGGCCAGTTCCTGATCGGAGTAGTACACGCCCCCGCCTTCGGTCCACTCTACGTAGAGCACGACCATCATCTCGGTGCCTTGGGCAGTGTCTAAAAGTGCTTGCGTTGAGGCTGTGATATTACGCATTACTTTTCCTCGAAGTCAATTGTTACCGTCATACTCTCGCCACCGGGCCAGCCGCCAGCCCTTCCTGATGTCGCGAACTCGAACGGGTTGTTCATAAGGTATCCGATCCAGACATCGCCGTCATGGTCTGTGATCTTCACGGCTTCGCCGAAGTAGGCTTTGAAGAACTCTCGAAGTTCCATCGCCTTGTTCCGGCTCAGTTCAAAGTCCCATCGCAACTTCTTCTTGCCGTTGCGTGACTTCACGTACGTGTAAAGCGTGCCGTCCATCGCACGCATTGAAATGAAGGTTCCGCCGATTGCCTTGGAGTCTCCCCAGCGCGGACTGGGTAGCAGGGTGGTCGTGCGAAGGGATGGATACGGGCCAGCGATTAGGAAACTCATACCTTCTCGACTCCTACGCTCTGGGAGAATGTGACTGTTTGACCGTCGTCTGGCTCGCCCGGCAGCAGTTCGTCGATCTGCTCACCTTCGATCTCCAGGCTCACGGTCCACTTCTTTTTGCCGTCCTGGGTCGCCACTTCGTTGGGGTTCATAATCGTCCCCTGCCACAGATTGCCCTTCCAGTCGGTGAAGCCGATCTGCTGGCCCAGCGTGGCGAGCACGAAGGTCTGCAATTCGTCCACCTGGGCCTCGGTGACGCCCACGATGGTCACGGCGATGGTCCGGACTTTCGGCCAGATCGGATCCGCGTAGACCCGGATCTTCCCGCCGCGAGTCTCACCCTGGATTCGGTTGTAGGCATTTCGATCCCTGTCATCCATCTCAGGAGCCCTCAGAATCACTTCTAACGAGCGCGCGCCAGTGGTGGGTGTGTAGAGGCTGAACCGGTCTGTGAGCTTGCCCTGGGGCGGCAGGAGATTGTCAGGGGGCGTGGCGCCCTCACCCTGGAACGGGGTGTAATTCTTGCGGTTGCAGGGGGTATCCTCGTAGAACGTCAGATATTGAGACAGGATGTCATTATGGGTGATGGGCCGGATAAAGATGCCGGTCACGGCGATGGTCTGGACCAGCGACATTGTGTTGCTGGCCAGATAGCCCTTGGCACCCTCGGCACTCTGAGTGAGCAGGAGATAGTCGTCAACTCGCCCGATTGGAGAGTCTTGGACGAAGGCGAGGGTATTGCTGGCCGAGGCATAGAGCGGGACGTTCGGCATGACGGCGGTCAGAGCCAGATTCTGGCTGACCGAGCGGCTGTGCGGCTGGGGTAACCGGGCCTGCTGCAAGCCCAGGAAATGATTGACGAA